CAGTAGGACTTAAGATACTTTGAACTACCTTCTTAGTAATTCCTTCCTGTGAAAGGATAACGTAGTCGCCAGCGTTAACTGAGGATGCTAGGGGAAGATCTGTTATTTGAACCATTATTTAAACCTCTATTGGTAATTCTGTTTGAGTAGTTATCATATTTCCTAAATCATCCGTTAAGTGGATATCTAGAACCCAGTTTATATCTGGACGGGGGTTCTTTATTGCTTTAGGATCACCTGATAAGGTAGCGTACCTAGTTAAGTGTGCCTGAGGATGATCTACAGCATTATAGATACCGTCAGACTCAGACTTGTGTATCAAGTATCCTGTTCCAGGTTCTTTAATAGAGTCCTTTATATCAAACTCAAAACCTGATCTGTCGCTTATAAACCTAGCCATTATCTACCACTAACCCCACCTGGCTTAATAATAAAATCAACTCTCTCTCTATCTTCTTCAAAAGTATCAGGAAGGAGTTCTTGGTAATCTGCTTTCAGTCTGCTCTTGACTTCTTCAGGAGTACCTTGCCTCCCTTTAGCTAACTCGTAAGCCAGCCACGCTGTAAGAAGGGGGAGATACCTAGGATTTAAGTCTACTTTCTGGTAAGCAGCAGTAATGTCTTCTACTTTCTTAGATACAAGGAGATTAGCTGTATAAACACCATCAGGAACAAGCCAATAGGTCATAGTCACAGCCCCACTACCTCGCTCAGTTATGTACAAGTTAGGTCGTCCCGTAGTTGTTTTAATAGGGATGTTTTGGTATTCTTTTAAAGAGATACGCTCTATAGTAGATTCTGCGGTAATCGTAGGGGATGTAATAGTACAACCTAGTACGTCTGATACATCAGTACCTAGAGTATACGTAGCAGTCCCTGAAGCCAAGGTGTCTGTTATGTAATCTAATTTAGAAAGAGGGATATTCTTATTCTGCATCATAATGAGAACAAGATTAAGAGTACGCCTAGCCTTCTCAGCACTAACACCTGATAAGTGTTCTCCGCCTGTAGGGTCAATAGCGTGTTCTATGATTTCGTCTACATCTAAGTTAAATGCAGTAGTACCTGATGTTATAGAGACCATGTGTGAACTCCTCCATGGTTAAATTGTTATTTAGTTAAGCACTTACAACACCTAGTTGAGCACTAATATAAGTAGCAGCAGCTACACAAATATACATACAACGCCTAGCGTTTGTTAAACTAACTCCAGTAGCAGCGGCAACTCCATCAATGGTATCTGAACCGTTACCATAAACTTTGATTAAGTTAGCACCTGCGTTCTCAACGATAATGGTACTTCCTACTTGAGCAGATGGAAGAATAACCCCAGTACCTGAAGCAGCAGTTGTTACATTGTTAATTTGAGCTGCTAACTGTAAAGCATCCCCTTGAGTTGTACCTACAGCAGTTAAAGTGTTGCCTACTGAAGATAAAAGGTAAGTTGCTGTAAGATCTCCTGTATCTGAGATAATGACAGATGAATTTTGAACTAGCTGTCCAGTTGTAGCATCGTAGCGGACAACAGCATTATCTGTAGCAGAGGTTGGGCCTCCAACTAAAGAATCTGTTAAATCTGTTGCAATAGAACGATTGTCTGAAGCTGAGATGTCCCCTGAAGTGTTATCTGCTAAGAGAGTTGCAATTTGGGTGGCTAAAGCTGATTTTGTTCTTTGTGTCATGTTACTTGTTCCTTATGTGCTGTATTGATAAATAGTGTCATTGGTTGTTCCTACTATGTAGAAAGAAGTCCCTGTGTTATTCCAAGCAATAATGTAAGGGTCGTCTTCTTCAGTAACAGTGTAGGTTATTCCAGTATTCGTGACCGTATCATTCAGGTCGAAACCTGCGGCTAAAGTGAACTGGTAAACTACTTGACTAACCCCTATAATGTGCAGAACAGTTCCATCGTCGTTGAAATCAAAACCAGTAGTCGAGGTTTCAAGTATGTCTGGTGTAAACGAGTACCCCGTATAGCTACCAGTTGATATATCTCCGCCCGTCATTGTGTACTGGTAAAGAGTGTCAGAATTTATACCGATCATGAAGAACAGAGTGTTTGAAATTACACGTATTGTGTAAGCAGCGCTATCTTCTGATTGTGTTGAGAAAGTCTTGCCTGTATCAAAAGTCACTGTTCCATTTAGATCATATGGCGTGCCCAGTGAATATTGGTATATGGTCGCCGACGTGCCAAGAAGATACATTTTCGTACCGTCTGCATTGAATGCGGTTGAATAACACTTGGAAGTCTGAGCAACGGGATCAAACCACGTACTGTATGCGGCATCTGACAAGTCACCTGGAGACGTAGCCATGTTGTACTGCACTGGGCCATCTTTTGTATTACCACACGCATATAGCTTAGTATCATCAGGACTAAAGACTAGACCCCATGGGGTTAGTTCTTGAGCGGCTACGCTTAAAGACTTCTCAGCGTAAGTAGCATTGGTTATGTCCCAAACTACAGCAGGTACTGACGTTTCTCCACCAGCTTGACTAGCTAAAGGGCTTTGTATAGCTTCAGATAGGGCCTCTTGTATAGTGGAACTTAACGCAGATGTCATTAAATGTACCCTTCTGCGATACCTTTACCTGCTGTACCTACTTTAATAAAACGTATATATGTCCAGTTACCTGACAAAAGATCAGTTTCTGACGCAGTGTACGTTTTAATTGAAGAGATATCTTCTGCAAGTAGGCTAGTTAAGAAAGACTTATCTATCCCAATTGAATCTTTTACGATGGCCTGAAGCTCTAAGGTGTCTCCAGAAGTTAAAACGATTCTTAAAGGTCGTGATGTAGGCTCTTGTTCATAACGGACATCCAAGGGAATCCAGTTACCTGTGCCTGCCACAACTGCATCGTATAGCTTAATATTACGTCTAATTGATGTCATGTTTATTTCTCCAGTATGTTAGTATACCATAAAAGGTATGGTTTCAAAAAGAAAGCCCAACACGTCAATGCTAGGCTTTCTCTTGCGTAATTTAATCAAGGGAGTGAAGCCTGATTAGCTACCCTCAGAACCAAGCCACTGACGTGGATCAGTCCAACCAAAGACATAACGCTCACGGAATTTAAACAGCATGTTATCTGTATTAAAGTCTGTTTCGTCAGAACCTTGTAGGGCTTCACGAACGAACATCTTAGTACCATTAGAAATCGAAGTTTTCATGAACCAAGCATCACTATCTGTGAACCTACGATTGATATGGCAACCACCAGGGAAACGACCACCAACCAAGTTAGGCTGCATCAAGATGCTACCAACGTTCTCAGAAAGAGCTACGTTTTGTACTGGATTAGAAGAGTACTCAGACTTAAGAATTTTCTTAACTGCATACTCAAGTTGTGGAGGAATACACAAGCTCATAGGGCTTGCAGAGATCAGAATACCACGATCATTGGTGAACAAGCTTACAGATACCGTAGCATCCTCTAAAGCAGATTCTGAGAAGTCAACAGCAAGGTAGTTGTTGAAATCTGTACCAGATGACGTAGGGTGAGTTGCAGAGAACAATGGTTTACCATCACCCCCTGTATAAGACGTGTTAAACGCACGGTTAAATACAGCAGCAGCTTTTACTTGCTTAGTATCTGCCATGGAACGTCCTAGCTCTTCTGACTTAGCTTTGGCGATGTTTTTGTACTGGTCATCATCAAAAGCTTCTTTTGTAATAGAGAAACCAATTGCCACTGTCTCCATAGTGTAACGAGAAGTGAACGTCTCTTGGATATCGTCATAAGTAACTGAAGCACCTTCAGCCTTAGTTTGAGCTCCACCCATACCTGAAAGCATTACTTCTTCTTCCCATGCACGATTAGATTTTTGTGTCTCAAAGAGCGGTAAGTGCTCTTCAGGTGTTTTGCCGTAACTTAGACCAACGAACTCATGTACGCCTGGGACTAAGGATTTTGCAATCATACCTCTTGTAACAGTCATGTTAATTTTCCTTTATATTTATGTTAATCTTAGCTATCTGCTAAATAGTTTGGTTTAGTGAAGATAACTTCAAGTAACTTGTTGTCACGATCAGGAACATTTACTACTTTAACCATACTCGAACCAATTGCTACTTCTTTAGTACCAGCAGCTGTATGTGATGTTGCTACAAAGTAATCTGCAATTGGAGTACCAGATGTACTAGCTGTTGTTAGTAAGTAACCATCAGTAGCAGTGATTTCTAAGTAGCCCGAACCATTTGTTATTGCGTTTACCCCAGATACAGCAGAAATAGCAGCTAAGAACTGCGTTAAAGTTGTCCCTGTAGCAATAGAAATCGTCGTAGCAGTTGTCGCAGGATTAGTTGTCATAATCGTGAAGGTATCACCATTAGTTGAAACACCATCGCCTACCAAAGTAGTGTAACCTGATATATCAACATCACCTGTAATAGTAGGGATAGAATTGACAGTCATCTGAGAACGACCTGTGTTAGCATCTGGCGCAGTCAAATTCATAGCGAATTCCATACCAGGGTATACAATAGCTTCAGGAATTATACCATCTGCAACTACATGATAAGTACCTAGTGGATTATCACTTACAAGTACTTCAATTTCAGTAGCAGCTGTGGAAGCAGGCCAGTAGTTACCAATCTTAATTTCACCCACAGAGTTAACATAAGATATGCTATGAACAACACCTAGACTATCTCCAGAGTTAGTAGCTCGGATTACCGTGCCGTTAGTTGTTAATTTTACAGGGTCACCTACAGCTAGTGCTGTTGCATAACCTGTAGCAATTTTGTAAGCATTCAGTCCACCTGACACAGGTGTACCACCTACGTTACGTGCTGGATTGAAACCTTTTCTTGGTGCAGTTCCCATTATTTTTCTCCTATTGTTTACCTACTCTTGGAAAGTAGGTTCTTTCATAAAGACCTTAGATCTAGTACCTAAGTTTCTTAAACCTTTTTTCTCCAGAACGTTAACATCTACAGATGAGACGTGATGTTCTGTTTCTTGTTGTATAACTTCTCTACGGGACTGTCTTAGATCAGTGTCAATTTTCATTAAGCATAGATCACCAACAGTGATTAAACCTTGATGAGACTTAGTGTCAGCTGAACGCATACCACCCATAAGATGTTTTGGGATCTCGGTAGGTGTTACAAATTCGTAACCTTCGCTCTCACGTCTGTGGAGATACCTATACTCTTCATTCCCTTCGATTAAAAATCTAACGAGTTTAAGATCATAGTTATCTTCTTTAAAGTGCTCAATAAGATCTTGGTTTATGGAACCTTCTTTTTGACGGACATAAACCTTCTTACGAGGTGCTTTACTAGATTCTTTTTTAGTTACTGTGTTTTCTTTGGTCATTCTTATTTACCTTCCTTCTTAATTTGAATGGTAGAGTATCCACCACTATCTGAATTTCTATCCAAGTGAGCAATACGTCTAGCCATTTGCTTTAAACTAATATTCCATGCGTCTGCTTGTGCAATATCGCTTGGTGTCAAAGTGACGCTTGTTTTCTTAATTGGAGAGGGTGCAGCCATTGAAGAAGGACGAGAAGAACCAGAGACAGTTTGTTCTGTAGATCTAGTTGTTTTCTTCGGTGATTTTTCTTTTACGTCCTCAAGATCATCGCTGGACGGCTTTTCACTTGATTGTAACACCCCTTCTTCTTCTACACCAAATACTTCTGGGAACCTCTTATTTAGACGAGAGTTAATCTCTTCATAGAAGTCATCCTCATTTAGATCCCAACCTTCGTTAAGTAGCTGATTGTTAACAGCAATTGAAGCTGCTCTGAACACTGGATCTGTGTTAAAAGCTGGGTGTTCTTCAACCCACTCAAGAACTTTCTCAGGGATCTCTGGTTTCTTTTGTGTAGGGGCAGGTGATTCGTTTTCAGAACTCTTTAGTTCATGTCGTACACCAGCCAACTCCATCTTAGCATTAATAAGGTCGTCTTGAAGTTCAACTACCAAGTCAGAGTTACCACTTTCCATAGCTTCTTTTAAAGAAGTAGTTAGAGTTTTAATTTGACTTTCCAAACTAGTCTGAAGACTTGTCCTAGAAGACTTACTGCCTTCTTGTAAACGTCGCTTCAACTCTGCGTTCTCTTCACGCATTTGAATAGCTAGGTCTTCGGCTTCTTTCTTCTGCTGGTTCAACTGTCTAATACGTTTTTGAGAGCTAGAGCCATTCTTAGCCCTCTTCTCTTTCTTCTTTTCCCTCTTTACAATCTCTTCTTCTTTTTCCTCGTAGGCTATTTCCTTTTCTTCACCAGGGATAGCTTCTTCAAGAGTTACGTCAACAACGTCTTTCTCTTCTTCTTCAACTACATCGTCATCAAACTCGATAACAACGTCTTTAACTTCCTCTTCTGAAGGAGTGATTGGTTTAATTTCTTTATAAGTCATTATTTACTCTCTTTCTTATTGTGTATAGTATTGTACTTTTCCATGTGTTCTTGTGGGATGTCTAGTTTTAGGAAGCCATCGTCGAATACCTGAGGATCTGGAAGTTTCTCTAGGATCTCGTCGTCTACTAGGATAACAAAAGAAACATCTTTAAACTTCCTTCTGGCCCCTACATTCTTAGGGTAAGAAATAAAGTCTCCTACTTTAGCCCAAGGATTGAATTCTCCTTTAGAGTTACGATGCTCTGGTCTCGTCCAACAGCTATCGCCTACAGCAACAACTCTACCAATATTAGAGACATGATTAAGAAAATCCATCTCTGTTTGGGGGAGAATGAGGGAGGAGTTGGCTCTATTAGGGACAATAGGGTAAGGTCGTACTAGTAAACACCAACCTAAAGGTTCAGGTAGGTTGTCTGGATCTTCAATGGAAGGATCTGTAATCCAACTGTTTTTAGAAACCTTACTAGTTGACTGGTAAGAATTAGTTAAGCTTGTATTCATATTATTAACTCCTTGCAAAATAAGCTTTTATTAGTTCTTCAAAACTTTCTATAGCTTGTGAGTATGCCTTGATCTGTCCTATATAGAATATGTATTCTTCTTGAGGGAGGGGGTGGCTGAGGACGTGTTCCTCTAAACTCTTTTTCTGTTCTTTTAGACGCTTACGGTGTTCACCTGCAAACATCTGTTCTATACTGTTACCTGTATTCATTATACTATACTAACACAAAAAACGTTATAAGTCAAGGCCGTGTTTTTTAGACAGTTCCATCATCATGATGTCTTTCATATTGTCTGTATTCATTTTTAGAATATTAGTCATTCTTTGGTTTTCCTTTTGGTGTCATACTTTGTATCATAGCGTCCAGACCTTTAGTTTTCACTGTCTTGTCTAAATCTGCTGCTATTTTCTTATCGACTTCTACAGCTTTTGTCATTTCTTTTTGCTTGTCTAAGTCTAAACGTTCTTTCTTAAGTTCTAGTTCAGCTGTTCCTAACTTCTCACTCCACTCTTGCTTACGAGCTTGTGTTTGAGTATCCATCATCTCAGCCTTGGCTAACAGCATAGCTGCTTCACCTCGATCGTTACCTTGATTTTTCTGTAGCTCCTGTTGCATCTTCTGTACATTCATAGTGGCCAGTTGTTGGGCTGCTTGTGCCATAGCTTGTTCAGGAGACCCACCTTCTTGACCTTGTTCTTTAGCCAAGGCTTCTGTTTGTGTCTTAAACTGTAGAAATAGGTGTTCTTGGATGTTAGCTTGGAGTACAACTCCTGTTTGCCGCATCGTAGGGTTCTGTCCAGAGTTAGGATCTTGTAGGAAAGATGTCTTTAAAGCAACGTGTGAGCTGTGGTCTTGACCAGGGAAAGCTTTAATAGGAGTACCATTAATAGCCTTCTGGATATCAGTGATTGGATCACTCTCTTCTGCTTCTTCCTTCTTAGGTAGGATCTTGTCTACTTGAACAAAGTCCATGTTAGTATACACATGTTTTAGAACTTCTCTCATATCATGCTCTTCAGGAGATCTAGAAGCAAACTCGTATAAAGTCTGAGCTTTAGCCATTCTGTGTGCTGAAGAAGAGGTATTAGGATCAGATACAGGAACAACATCTACAACTTCACTATAATCTTCTCTAGATATAGCCATTGTCTTGTTCTCAATATTGTAAATCTCTTCATCTGATAGAGTTTCTGCATTAATAGAAGCAATAATCTTCAATTCATTCTTTAAAGAGGCGTGTAAACGCTTGTGAATAGCAGAGAAGAACTTGGTAGAAGCCTCTAGTAAAGCCATTGTAGTACCTACAGGACCTTGGTTACTGGCATCTGCGATGACCTGCTCTGTTGAATCAGCAAACTTCTGTCCCTTCATATCTAAGAAACTTAACATCTGGTATAAAACAGAAGAAGGTTCTTTGAAAGGAAGATGCATGATGGACTTGTTAATATCCATGATGTGAGATTCAATCTCTTTAAACTGACCTGGGTGATGAGGTGCATCGTCCCCTGTAATTCTTACACCCTTAAGTTTAAAACCACCTTGTAAGTTAGCAAACTGACCTGCATCTACTAATGAACGTAAAGCAGCTGTCAAAGAAAGTTGGATATTACCAAGAAGGTGAAGGAAGCCAAAGGCGTAGAAGTTGAAAGAAGGTACAAAGTTGTAGTGAGTAAAGATAACTTTCTTCTTACGTTTAACATCTTCTTCTTTCCAGTTACGACGTATACTTAGTACTTCTTTACTGCTTGAATCGACTGTTACTACGTAAGGAGAGGTTACTTTAAAACCATTCTCTTCAGCTTCATTAGGAGATATACCCTCAATGAATAGGTCCACGTGTTGTTCAAATAGAGTGTAAACTAAACCAGCCTCCCCAATAGGAACTTCCATGCCTATTAGACGTTCTGTTTTATCTTTAACGTCTGCCATAAGAGGTGCCTGTGGACTACCAAGACCATCTTCTGGTTTAAAGTAGAAGCCTGAGGCGTATTCTGCTTCCATCTCATCTGCACTCTTGTAAAGGAGGTGGGTATACCTAGGAGCTCTGTATAAGTCTGGAGCTGAGTTAGGTACGATAAACTGATCTGCTGGGATGAACTCAGAGCAAGGACGTTCTAGTTTAGAAGAGTAGTATGTCTTCTTAAAACCTGAACCTACTAGTGATACATATAATAACATTCTTTCAGAGTCAGGATAGAACTCTGTCATCTTCTCAGTAATCTGGTAGTTTAAGTGAGCTGCTACTCTGTTAGCCTGCTCTTCTTTTTCTACTGTAAGGTCACCTAAGATCTTAGTCTTAACTGGACCATTAGAAGGAAGTAGCTCGTTAGAAGCTTTAGATTGGAACTTTACAGCAGACTCCATTAAGAGAGGGTGTTGAGCTGAACAAGCACCTTGGAAGGGTTCGTTCTTCTCTTCTACCTTCACCCCTAATAGATCTAAACCAAATTTAATACTCTCTAGCCATTCTTTACGTGAGTTATCATCTGCCTGTACATTAGAGGTAATAGTATTTGAAATTTCTCTTAGGTTCTCATCTGATAACAAAGGAACTAGGTTAGCGTAATGTTCTGTATCCTCGTAACCTACTACACTCTCTTCTTCAGGAGCCTCTGTGAAGTCTACGGTAATTGTACCGTCCGCATTAACTTCCATAGATGTGTTATCTTCTGAAACAGCTGATGCTTTCTCTAGGTCTGCTAAAGATTTATCACTTGAATTGTTATTGTACGTTGCCATTTGTATTCCTTGTTTTTGTTATTATACCCTAAATTTGTTAGTTTGTCAAGGTGCTAGACCAGTAGGTCTTGGCTCTATGATTCTTTACTTCATCTTCCCACTGATTAGAGTAGCCATCGTTGTCTATTTTAAAGTTATCTCTCATCCAAATTACTGCTTGAGAGACGGTATCGGTATAGTCATCCTTCTGATTCTTTAGACGTGGTTGGAAGGCTGTAACCTCTTGTACCACTTCTTCTGCCCATCTCTTACCCTCAGGTATCCATATACGCTTCGCTCTAAAATAGGGGGTGGTAGCCTGTAGTCTAAATGTTTTATCTCTATCAGGCTTATAAGGTAACACTGGTAAAGACCTCTTTTGAAGTTCTGGAATTAGCAACATACCTGCGGAAGTATCCTCTATCAGGAAGTAGTCAGGTGTGAACCTACTTTCCAATTCTTGACATTTCTGACAGAGTTCCGTGAAGTCCCACTTCCCCTGACCAGCAGATAATAATATCATACTTTCCTGTGCTACAGGGACTCCTTCAAAGGTATTAAGGATATTAGTGAAGACACCCCATACCGTGAAGGCTGAGGGGTTAGCTGCCTCTTTCTGAGATAAGGCTGTATCAATGGATACAATAACAGAGGTACACTTAGGAGGTTTAGGATCTGTCCATATCTGCCAATCCTCCCTTTTAACTAAACTACCTTCTACTGCAATAGGTTCTTGTTGGTACAGAGCAGACCACTCCACAGGGTCCATTGTAGACTTCTTCTCTTTCAATAGCTTAGTAGGCCAGAACTCAGGCCAGAAGGACGTACCAACTTCATAACGAGGATCATCTTCTTCCACTTCAGCTTTCAATAGCTTAGAGGCTTTTTCATCTAATATTGCAGGTAGACGTATAATACCCCAAGGTCTCTCTGTATCCTCATCCATCTTGATAGTGAAGCCTGATAAGTCTTCGACGAACCATCGTGTGTTGATAATAATCTCTGCCCCATGAGGTAGTAGACGAGTTCTAAGTCCTTTGTTATACCACCTGTTAATTTCTTTTCTTTCGTTGTTTGTAGTTTGCTCAGTGATAACATCATCACAAATAGCAATGTGAGCTCTACGTCCAGCAATATTCTGACCTACTCCCTTAGCTACGAACCTACCCTTCTTCGAGGTATCCCACTTACCAGCTGATCTCATATCTTTCTTCAGTTTAGTCTTAGGGAATACAGCTTGGTACTGAGGTGAGTCGATTAGCTCCTTAGTAGGTCTACCAAAGTTATCTGTAGCGGAGTCAGCATCAGAACCAATAGCTAGGAAAAACCAAGAAGCATGTCTACCTAAACACCAAGCAGGGAATAGGTTAGAGGCTATCTTAGACTTCATAGAGCCAGGAGGTAGCATTAGTTGTAGTCGTATAGGATCTTTATCTGGGTCCATAACAGAATCTTCTACTGCTTGGAGCTCTCTACAGATGATACGAAGGTGTGTTCCATCTATGAAGGCTTCAGGGAGGACTACAGGTGCCATTAGTTTGACGAAGGACATGAAATCATGTCTTGCTTGAACAACTAGTTTCTCTAGTGTTTCTTGCTCTAGTTTTTTAACTTCCTTGATATCCAACTTAGAATGCTCCTTAGTAGCTTATATTTGAACGTACAGAGGTTTTAAGGGTGGTTCTGGTGTTACCCTACCTGAAGGGGTATTATGCTACTGTACGTGGCTGTATTAGGTTAGTATTAAATCCTTTGCCTAGTGATACCGAATCATGTAGAATGGGGGTCGGGGGTAACTAGGTAATGAACTGGGATTTAGGTTTCATTTAACTTAACTTAGAAACATTTTCTAGTATGGTATAGGCAATATTTGTAAGTCATTGATTTCATTAATTGTTTTTATTAACTTCCTTAATCATCAGTTGTAGTCGAGCTATACGCTCCTTAGCTTGTTTAGGATGTACTCTCTCCTCTTCCTCGTCTTCTTGGAATGCAGAAACATCTTCTTTAACTTCACCTAGTTCTTTCTCTAGATCAGCCTCAGTGTCTTTAGTTGTGATTTTAATGGTATCACCTTGTCTAGCTCCAATAAGACCTAAACATTTACCCATAGTCTCAGCTGCCTTGTTAGCATCTTTGTAGCTGCCAGTCTCCATTGATCGTTTAAAGATTTCTTGTAGGTAGGCGATTAAGTCGTTACCATCGATAGCAGATACTCTAGATCTTTGAGACTTAAGGTGCTCGATATAATCTTTAGTTCCCTCCATACCTTCAATCTGGTACCCAACTCTAGATAGGATAGGTTTAGTTGAACCTTGAGACCCAGCTTTAGATGCTGCTACAGCCATTGTCAGTCCTCTTGCTCTGTATTCACAATAAGCTTTCTGTAAGGGGGTGAGTTGGTCTACAATAGCTTCTAGTTTATCTGGTAATTGGTCCATATTTATCTCCTTATTAAGTAATACATCATGATATCATATAATTATGTACAATTACAAAGAAATAAGTATCGATTATGTATTTTTAGTAGTACATTATAAAAAATTTTACTACAAGACCCTCTTTGGGTTAATACGTAGGATAATTTATTAGGGCTATAACCTAACTAAGCCCCCTTTCCATAAACGCCTCCCCCCCTTCCCATATAATGTTTTACCATATAATGAACTTGTTATGGAAAATCGTTAACTCCTTAGGCTTTTACCATATAATAGGTATAATAATCAATACCTGTACAGTTTTCATAACACTGTACCAGTAACATATATTATGATAAGGTTAATACCATGCGCCGTTAGGTTGCATGCCATAGTATTTTACAGCTTATGCAACGTATTGTTATGGTAACACGTAGTCCTCTTAATATAGGCTTATGTAATGTGTATACCCCCCCTATATATGGTATGTGTTCTGGCAATGGGTACTATATATGGTATGTGTTATTATGTTTAGGAAA